AACACTTTTTCTTTTACACCTACTACAGGGGCTAAAGGGAATGTGCTTACAGAAGACCACTGGGGTGCAACTCCCCGGCTGCGCACTGGGTTGGGTGTGGAGTGTTACTGGCTCCGTAAGTGAAGGCGTGGGTGGCCCCGCCACTAGCCTGCGCCTGCACCCAACCCCAATACATGAAATTAGCCCCGTATGCACTGCGACTGTGTACGGGGCCTTAGACCTGGAAAGGAAAAGGTCACTATGAATACTACCACGTGGCTGCTGACTGATGAGGCAGCCGAATACATGAGGATAGACCGAGAAACTGTGTACGAGCTTTTGCAGCGCGGTGAGCTGCGTGGCGTGAAGACGGGGCGTCGTTGGCGTATTCGCCGTGATTGGTGCGACGCCTACCTGATGGGGGAGACCGTATGAGCTGGCTGAAGAGACTGCTGCGCCGCCGCAAGCCCCGCACCCTGAAATTCACCATGCAATGGAGGTAAACGAATGCACCAAATAACCTTGCCTGAAGCACTGAGGGCGCTCGAGCACATTGAAGATACGTATCAAAAGCTATACCGCTACATGGTCGTTGATGCGAAAACCCGCAAGCACATCAGGGACGGCGCCGCCCAGGCCCATGACATTAAAAAGATGGCTTGCGCTCAAGAAAGGAAAACCATTCATGCAAAAAGTAAATAACCGCCCGGAGCGCCCTGAGCGCCGTGAACCAACCCATAAGGAGGTCGCGTACTGGCAGGACATTGCCGCTAAGCGGATTCGTTTCGCGTGGGCGACCGGCATTTTCGGCGGCATGGTTGGATTTGTTTTCCATTGGGTTATTTCGGTGCCGCCGGTATGGATGTAGACATCACGCTGGAGCAGGCCATGCGGAAATTTCACCCTGTGATGATTCGAGGTGATTGGTGGGTTGACTTGGGGGACGGTCCGCGTGGTTTCCAGTCCCTCAAAGCGGCTAGAGCATTTATTAAGCGCTCCCATGAACGGCGCAACAAGTGCCTTTACGCGAACTGCCTACTTGAGGGGGAGTACATGCCGGGCATGGGGGTTGGGTTCCGATTCTGCGAAAAGCACAGGCGGAACGCGCAGCATATTTTGAACAAGTCGAACCGGGGGACCGTGATTTTTAGGGGAGTGAACTTATGAAACTGTTTAAGCCCAATAACGATGAGGAATGGCACGAATACCGCCGCCAGCACCTCACCTCAACCGAGCTAAGGGACCTGCATTTAAGCAGGACTGCTAGACAATGGCAGGAGCTACGCGAACAGAAAGAAACAGGCAAGCGGTGGGGCGGTAATGATTACACGGTTTGGGGCACTGGCCGCGAACCAATACTGGCTCCGCTTGTGGTGGAGGTTGATTCGCGTCTCGTATATAACGCGGACCCGCAAACCATCATCATCAACCCGGATGATGACCGCTTGTGTGGCACCCCGGACCTGTTCAGTGAGGACGGGGAGGTCATTGGTGAGATTAAGACCGCTAAGCACCAATTCACTGGTGGGTATTGGCATGATTGGTGCCCTGATGGGTACTACCTTCAGGTACAGGCAAACATGTGGCATTCGGGTGCTGAGGCGTGCGTGCTTTTGGTGGAGTACTACAAGGAGCAGGACAGCAAGTTCAGGCCCGTCGAGTACGAGTATCAGGTAATCCACTACGACCCCGCAGTGGTAGAGGACATGCAGGCGACCGCCAATGAGTGGTTCGCGTGGCTGGAAGGCACCGCCCCGGATTGGATGGGTGAGGTCACCAGCCTAGAAGACGCTGACGAGGTAGAAGACCTCGTAGCTCAACTAGCAGACGCGGAAGAAAAAGCCACCAGGTGGTCTGACCTGGCAAAAACATACAAGAAAGACCTTTTGAAACTTCTCGGTGATTCTTACGCGGGTACGCACGCCGGCTACAAGGTGAGTGTATCCACCACTAAGGATTCGAAGGCGTTTGATTCTAAGGCTTTCAAGGCGGCCCCCCCGGATTTGTACCGCGAGTTCAACACCAAAACCCGCCGAGGCTCTACCCGCCTGCGATTAACAAAGGTAGTCAACTAATGCCCCTATTCGCACCAGAGTCCACATACCCCACCAAAGAGCAAAAGCAACGTGCCCTTAACCGTGCACAAAGCGAAGCCTTCGACTGGATGGTCGACCACGGAGACACGTTCCCCAAACTGCGTGACCTCTACCAGTAAATCCACGACCAAGTAGACCAGGAACGCCAACAGTTATGAACAAGCCCAGCGACATGCCGTATCGCCGCTTAGAGGTAGCACGCACAGCAACAGACGCCAACTACAACGCGTTAACCGCATTCGCAGACCAAGCAATCTACCTCATAAAGCACTTCACCGAGCACGGCCACGACCTAGAAACAGCCCTCACACTCACAGAAATCACCCTCGACCGATTCGACGACGAAAGGAACATCTAAATGAGTAATGAAATCGCTAAGTTCAACGAGCAGGAAATGACGCTCATTGAGCAGCTAGGGTACAAGCAAATTCCAGCCAATCACCTGAAAATGTTCTTCGCCCGCGCCGAAGCGTTGGGCCTGAACCCTCAAGACCCGTCGCAAATCGCGCTCATTGAGCGCAAGACGAAGAACGGTAAGACCTACACCCTCCAAGTCGGTATCGGCGGAGCACGTCGAACAGCTCGACGTATCGCTAAGCAGGAGGGCGGCACCTACCGCGAAGGCGACTGGCTGTATAAGGGAATCGACCATTCCACAGGGCAGGAGACAGAATGGCGCGACACGTGGAACGTGGCCCGCATGGGGTATCCGGAGTTCGCCAAGGTCATTGTGTACCGAGACGGTGAACCCTTCCCGCATGTCGTTACTTGGGATGAGTCCAAGCAAACTTGGGGCCGAGAAGGAAACCTAACGCCAATGTGGGATGCGAAGCCAACCTTCATGCTGGGAAAGAACGCAGCCGCTGGCGCCTTCCGAAAGGCGTTCCCCGATGAACTAGGGGATGTGTACTTCGATTCCGAGAGCTTTGTGGATACGTCGGAACCCATTCGGCAAAAGGCCACTCGTCAGGATGTGGCGCAGCAGGCTTTGTCGGCACCGGCGCCGAAGAAGAAGCAAGAACCGGAGCCGGAAGATGATGACCAGTTTGTTGAGGACGTCAAAGCCGCCCTTGCTGAACTCACCAGCCCGGAAGAGGTCACCAACTTCATGCAAGAAATCCGCCAAGACGCAGATGTTCCCCAAGCCGTCCTCGACCTCGGACGCACCCGCTGGAACGAACTACAGGAGCAGTAAATGCCCATCAAGTTTGTGCGCTCCCTCCCACCACGTGGCGGGCGGGACAACATGAACCCTGAACGTGCCAATGAACTGTTGGATGAGATGTTGGCGAACAACGGCATGTGGGCAGAAGTGCCCATCACCCACCTCTACCCAACAATCGAGCACCTACCGCCGGACAAACTACGCGGCCGGGCGCGTAGCTTCGCAGACCGAATCCGCCAAGGCACCGTACCCATATTCAACGAATACCCCTGCGAAGCCGTATCACGCGGCGCCAAAGTCTACATGCGCGCCAACCTCAACAAACGACAACTCAAAGAAATGGAACTCTAAATGGCAGGCGAAACCCCAATCACCATCATCGGCAACATCGTCGCAGAACCCGAACTACGATTCACACCAGCAGGTGCAGCAGTATGCAACTTCCGCGTCGCATCCACCCCACGCACCTACAACAAGCAAACCCAGCAGTGGGAAGACGGCGAAGCAATGTTCCTCACCTGCAACGCCTGGAAACAACTAGGGGAGAACACAGCAGAATCCCTAGTTAAGGGCATGCGCGTCATTGTGACCGGCAAGCTAAAGCAGCGCAGTTTCCAAACCCGCGAGGGCGAGAACCGAAGCGTCTTTGAGATCGACGTGGAAGAAGTAGGCCCATCGCTGCGCTACGCCACCGCCCAGGTGAACCGTAACCCACGTGAGGGTGGCGGACAACAGCAGCCCAACAATGCGCAGCAGCAGTGGAACAACGCCGCGCAGAATGGACAAACCGCTGCTAGTGGGGCGTGGTCCCAGCCAGCACAGGCAGGCCAAGACCAGACGCCTCCATTCTAGGGAGCAATCATGCAGACACTCATCGACCTACTATCCGCCTACGCCTACACCCCAGACGGCGGCATAGCAGACCCCAACCACCCCATATACGCACTCATCTGGGCACTGAAACTCATCGCCTAGACCCCACCACCTAGCCCCGCTGTTTAGGACCTCCACAGTCCACACGCGGGGCCTTTTCTTTTTGCCCCATGAAATACCAGAACCTCTACGAACACCTCATAGACGATATTCGCCAACTCAAACTCGACTTCGAAACCCTCGCAGCAGGCAGCAGCCTCCACCGAGACGCCTACTTCGACGCCGCAGACATGGCCAAATTCGTCCTCGAAAAAGACGAACAACGACACTGAAAGGAACCCAAATTGCTTTACTACTCCCTGGATAAGGATGCGCATCAGCCCCGGTTTGCTTATGAGGGTGATGCCGGCATGGACCTCGCCCTATCCCACGACCTGACAGTCCCCGTAGGTGGCCACCGCATAGGAGACACCGGAGTTCACGTAGCCATCCCAGAAGGCCATGTAGGGATGTTGTTTGTGCGTTCCAGTACTGGAATCAAACGGCACCTCGTTCTTAGTAACGGCACCGGAATTATTGACCAGGGTTTTACCGGTTCCATCAAAATCAGCCTGCATAACACCGGCGACACCACACAGCACATTCAGGCCGGAGCCTACATCGCACAACTCGTAGTAGTCCCCATCGCACCCAACAACATCACCGAAGTCCCCGAACTCGGAGACACCGAACGCGGCACCAACGCAATCGGAAGCAGCGACTAAATGCCTACCCATAAGCAGCGTGAGGATATGCGCGCCTACCTCGAATCACGCGACCTGTACTGCGCCAGGCCAGACTTCCTCAACGCCCTAATCCAGTTATTCCAATCCATAGAGAAAGGAGGAGAAGACGATGCCCCGAATCAGGACGATTAAACCCGAGTTCTGGTCTAGCCCTGGTGTGGCCCGTATGACACCACTTGCACGGCTCACTTTTATTGGCATGTGGAACTGGGCCGACGACGCCGGGAGGGGAACGTATAACCCGCGTGAGTTGATGGGTTTTATCTTCCCGCATGATGAAGAAATGACAGTCGCCGAGTTTCGGGCACTATGCGCCGAAATTCGGGCACATGTCGCCGTAAATTTTTTTGAAGTCGCCGGGCGTCATTACTACGAGATTTCATCGTGGAAAAAGCACCAATCAAAGCACGCTAAGTTCGACTCCTCAAAATACCCCGACCCAGACGAAGGCCACTACATTGACCCAGTAAACATGCAGGCCATAGGGGAAGTCGCCGAAATGTGCCGAAATTCGGCGACAAGTAGCCGAAACTCGGACACAAGTGCCCGAAAAAAGAACCCTGGAACAGGGGAACAGGGGAACAGGGGAACAGGGGAACAGGGGAATACCACATGTTCACCAAACGGTGAACGCGGAAGTTCAAAACCAGACCTTGAACCAACCGATGAACCTGAACCCACCAACCCGTACCCGCAAGCCTTCGAAGACTGGTGGAACCTCTACCCACGCAAACAAGGCAAACGAAAAGCACTCAACGAGTGGCGGCGCGCCACCAAGCGGGTTGGCAAAGACGAACTCAACTCAAAGACTCAACGCTTCGCCGACTTCCATGACCGTGAGGGCACCGACAAGCAATACATCCCACTGCCCACCACATGGCTCAACCGAGACGGCTGGGACGACGAACTCATCCCCCGCACCACCACCAGCCGAGGCACCCCGGAAACCAAATCCAAATCCCAGCGCTACATCGAACTAGGCGAACGCATGGCACGCGAACTCGAAGCCCAAGAAGCGCAAAAACCACAACACACCGGAACGAAACAACTCGAACCGCCCTTCTAGGAGACCCCCATGCTACAACCCGAAAACATGCGGCTCGCATCCCAAATCATCGCCTACGGCTCCGCAGCCGCACCCAACAAATTCCCCAAAGACGACCCCATCGTCCTCAACGTGTGGGCAGACGTCTTAGAAACCATCAACGTCCCCCACGACGTATGGCCCGAAGCAATCCGCTACTGGGCAGCAACCACACACACCGACACCATGGCCGGACCCTGGGACATCATCCACGCCGCCAAACAAGTCATCAAGCAGTGGGAACGTGATGAATCCAAGAAATACATCCTCGAAGCCCACAGGTGGAAACACCGCGTAGCCCGCGCAAAACACAATTACGGGCATGAGTTTGAGATGCACAAAGTTGTTCCACCGCCACACTGGACCGGCATTGACGCCACCCAAGACCCAGACGGTCTCGACGTGGTGGAAATAGCCCGCGCAGGGTGGCACCGTGCCCAACAACAACCCCCAGAGGTGGAGATGCAGCCCGAGGAGTTCTTCGCACGCCTTAAACGCGGAATCAACAAGAATCGCCTACCCACACCGGACGAAGGCACACAACCACCCCAGAACATCCCCTAGAAGCCCCACAGACGAACGAACGCGGGACCAGTGGACAATCAGTCCAAAAACACAAACCAGCCCCGCAGAAAGGCCACAAATGGCACGAAACAGAAACAGCGCAAAACAAACCGGCAAACGCCGCGTGATTCTTGTCCCAGCTTCGGAGGTCAAGACCTGCAAACCGGAAGGCAACAAGACCAACCCACTCACATTCCACGTTGAAGGAACCCCAGCGCCGCAAGGTTCAAAGCGTTACGTCGGTCATGGGCGCATGATTGAATCCTCAAAGAAACTCAAACCCTGGCGCGACAAACTCATACAAGAACTAAGCACCAGCTACACAGGCCAGCCGCTCGATGAACCCATACAGGTCACAGCGGCTTTTTTCATGCCCAAACCCAAACGCCCCAGGTTCCCAGAACCAGCCGTAACCCCCGATGCCGACAAGCTAGCAAGAGCTGTGGGAGATGCCCTTACCCACGCCGGCGTCATCAAAGACGACGCCCGCATCACCCAATGGCACATCACCAAGCAATACCACCCACAAGGCTGGACCGGCGCGAAAATCACCATCACATGGAAGGAAACCCAATGATTTACCCCTGGCCCTACGACGACACAGACGAACCCAACCCAGACGAACTCGAAGAACTCGAAGACGACTCCTGGCAAGACCGCGCCTACGATCTCTGGGCAGACAAATAAACACCAACAAGGAGACCACCAATGACCAGACCGTTTGACTGCATCGCCAATGGCACCGCCCGCTACTTCACCCACCGGGGCATCAACTGCATGACGCAGTTAGGCCCGTTCACCATCAATGGTTATGTTGAGCTGCCAGAAAATCACCCGTGGCTTGATTTCCCCGACATGATCGAGGTACACCCCGACATCGAAGTGCATGGCGGGATTACCTACCACGAGGGCCGCGTAATCGGCTTTGACACCAACCACCTTGGAGACGGCCAACACCCCGAGGCTGAGCTCGCCTATCAAGGAGGAGAAATTTCAACCCTGGGCATGTACGGAGAAATCCCCCACATCTGGACGTGGGAAGAAGTCGAGACAGAAACCCGCCACCTAGCAGACCAAGCAAAGGACACCAACAATGAGTAACCCCACCCGCCAAGAAATCATTGATGCACAGCTCGCCCGCCAATGGGCGGAGACTGGTGATAGCGCGGTACGACTCGAACAGTGGCAACCGATACCCGGTTGGGAGGACAGTCACGAAATCAGTTCGACCGGACGGGTACGAACGAAAACGCGCCGAGTAGTTGCAAAGAATGGCGTTTCTCGCCAAGTGAGGGGGAAGGAACTCGTCGTTTCCTCGCGCCCCAACGGCTATCAATTTGTCGCTCTTTGGCGGGACAACAAGCCGCACCAAATCTCAATTCATCGCGCCGTTCTGTCTGCGTTTGACAGACTTCCGAACCAGGGCGAAGTTGGAATGCACTTGGACGATGACCCCACGAATAACTCGATTGAGAATCTTCGGTGGGGTACTACCTCAGACAATGTTAGGGATTGTTCCGCTAAGCGGCGGCACAACAAATCCCGGAATGATCATTGTCCCCAAGGCCACGCACTAGCTGCGCCGAACCTTGATCCTTACCAATTGAATCGTGGTGTCAGAATGTGTGTAGCTTGCCAGAAAGCGCACCGTTATATTCGTCGCCGCCCGCACCTTAAACCGGAGCTGAAGCGCATTTCTGACGGTTACTTTGATGCGATTGCGGGTGGTGAAGCATGACCCCGACCGGTCGCCGCTACACACTCACGGAGGTGCAGGAATGAGAAAACCGCCCCATCACAATTCACATTGTGAGCGGGGACGGTGTGCGTACAACCCACCATACAACACTAGGAGACCCCACCAATGACTGACTTGAGCATCGACCACCTAAAGCACCTACTGGCTGAGGAGCGGCGCAGACTCCCCAAGGTGCGGTGGACGTACAAGGGTGCCGACGCCAGCAGTATTTACCACGATTACCCCAGCAAACACGAAGAGATATATGGGGTGAGGGAGGAGATGGAGGTTAGCCGTCTTTATACACTCGCCCCCGAACTAGCTCGTGAACTGATCATCCTTAGAGACGCGTTGGAGGACGTTATCGAAATCTGGCGGTACGTCAGCACTGACCCTCGCCGCACCCCAATGGAGCAGAATCTTGCTGCGAAAGTTGTAGAGCACATCAAAGAAGCATTAGGAGAACACGATGCCTAACCTCACCACCGCTCACCTCCGGCACCTACTCGCACAGTCCACACCCGGGCCATGGACGTTCGACGAAAAGCAAGAATGGGAGCATGTAGCAGGGCCGGAATACCCTCCAATGCTCGTGGCCATTGAACACACCGTGGAAGGCAGTGACGGTAATTTTCTGTTTGGGAACTTCAATGACACGGTTCTCGAAGACCACCCCGGCAACCTCCAACTAGCAGCCGCAGCTCCACACCTCGCGGAAGAACTAATCCGCCTACGCGACGCGCTCGGATACCTCGTAGAAGAAGCACTACTCGCCGCTGAGAATAGCGACGATGTAGTAGTCCAAAAGCGAGTGGCCGATGCCATAAAAACCACCGTCGTAAAAATCCAAGGAGACCACCAATGACCCTCGATGAACTAAAAGAACTCGCAAAAGGACTCCCCGAAGCCCCCTGGTGGATCGAAGAAGACGATTGGGAAGACGACTACAAAATCAAAGGCCAGCAAGTCATAGTAGGCGGACAATTCTTAATGGACTGCGACATTGCCACCACCCCCGACAAAGACCTCGCCCAAGCTATCGCCCTGGTTCCCGCACTTATCGACGCAGTAATCAAACTTGACGCAAAGGTTAAGGAGAGCACCAATGACTAATTTTGTCCTTGCCCTCGCGGTGCTCGAAGCCGCCCGACGCCCCGGCGAAATCCGCATCCACCCACACGATGCGGTAGAAGCACTCGCCAAAGCAGGACTAATCAGCCCATACCTACCGGAATCGAACGACCCAGGCATTTTCGTACCAGACGGAAAAGGCTGGATACCTGGAGGGCCACACGGGCCTAGCGTGTGGACAGCACCAGGCAGCCCAATCATGGTGCAACGAATTGAACCCGGCGACCTCACCCCCGAAGAAGCCCGTGGTGTCGCCTACGCCCTGCTCGCAGCAGCACAATACGCGGAGGAAGCATGAGTAACCCAATCCGCCCCAGCCACTACCAGGGCTTCACAGGCGGCGCGCAACCCATCGACATTGCCGAACACGTCGGCTTCAATCTGGGAAACGTTATCAAGTATGCCTCCCGCGCAGGCCGCAAAGACAACCGCCTACAAGACCTCCATAAAGCCCTCTACTACCTACAGAGGGAAATCCAACGCGAAGAAAGCAACCAACAATGACCAACGAGTTTGAACTACGCGACACCGCACGCGAACTCAAACACCACTACCTCGAACTGCAATCCCTCAAACACACAACCCCCAACCCACCAGAAGTAAAAACCCGCAACAGCATCAAAGGACTAGGGCCAAAGACGCCAGGCAACTGGCTATGGGTAAACCGCTACATAACCATGGAGCAGAACCTCCGGGAACTCTGCCTCAACGCATTCGGCATCGACGGCATCAACATCCGCATACACGACGGAGACCTATCAGCCCCCCGCCTCTGCCACCTCATCGCCTACCATGCGCAGCCACTATCCGAACTCGACTGGGCAGCAGACCTAGCACAGGAGTTAGAAGACCAGGCCCGCACCATCAACCGCTGGACCAACCCACCACAAACACCCACCACACTCATAAGGCAAGCACAACACAGCACACAGCTACTCACAGCAGCACACACAGCCAAAGCAGCAACAGCAGCAACCGGACACCGCATAGACCGAAAGCAGATAACCTACCTCGGTCGTGCCGGCCACATCACCACACACAAAGACAGCCAAGGCAACACCTGCTACAACCTAGGAGAAGTAATCAACCACATAAACAAAACAAACCAATGACACACTATCCGCACATGTGCTATGCTTCGCATTGAGCGAAAACTACACACAGCTCAATCGAACCAAGTCCTAACCAATTCCGGTTAGGGCTTTTATCGTTTTAACAAGTCTTGTCGCCTGACTCACCAACTATCCACCAGGACAAATTCAGACCACGAGTGCAGGCCACCGGCTCAAAACCGGAACAAGACACCAAGCCTTGTAGCCACCTCAACTGCAACTAACCATCACGCATTGAAAACTCTGAGCAACACCCGAGGCGCAGGCCGCTGACTCACGACCAGAACAAGGCACAAACAAACCCGGAGGTGCAACATGTGGGAAAACCCATCAGGCGGCGCCCCCTACAAACAACGCCAACAAGCCCTAAAACGCGACAACAACCAATGCGTAAAATGCGGCAACACCCAAAACCTAGAAGTAGACCACATTAAAAATGTAGCCAGCGGCGGAGGCCATAATCTCGATAATCTGCAAACACTCTGCCACCACTGCCACAAAACAAAAACCGCCCGCGAATCCGGAGCCTGGCGCAAAAAAATCAAACGCCAACCACGCAAACCACTCGGCCTTGCATAAAAACTGCATAAACAATGCATAAAAGGGTGGGGGAAACCCCTCCCCCGGCAGCAAGCTCGGT